AACGACTTCTTCAAACCAATACACGGGCTCTGACGCGCCTCGGTCAGATCGACCAATAATTGCGGTGTTGTTAAGCGTTTTTGAATAAAAACAACGCTTGGCGTGCAGCAGCGTGCTGACATTTTGATATGCCCAGTTACCACTAAACTCCGACCGCCAAATTGCGTTGAAAACCTTGATGGCGGTGCCGCACTCCAAAAACACAAAGTCGCGGATAATTAACCCCGCGTTCAAAACGGATTCGTTCGGCGCGCTCCAGTTGCTAGATCCGCCATACGAGTTGCCTGGCATACCCGTTTCAAAAATTGAATGGGTGCCGACACCGCCGCCTGTAATTGCAAACTTATTGCCTAAGAGCGTAACGCCATATCCTTTTGGGGGGATATATACCGTTGAGTTTACTTTTGCAGCGCCGCCGTTCGGGAAATAAACCGTGCCACCGTTTGGGCCAAGGCTGTCAATTGCATAACGAATTGCGTTACTAATGTCGTAGGTGCTTGTGCCATTGATAATTGCGTCTTGTTCGCCCGGCGGTACAAAGTCCAACACGTTAACAAACTGGCGCATTTTATTTTGCGCATTGCTGTTAACGGCTCCAGTACCGGCCTGCAAAAACGTCACCGCACCCGCGTCCGCAACCGACGACGTTTGCGTCTGTACGGTTGAGAACTTAACGACCGCACCGACGTGCAACCCTTGCGTGAACGTGACCGTATTGTTGTCGGTCTCGATGTACGACAGACCTTCGTACTGGTTCACGCCATCAACGAACACTTGAAGGTTGTTCGCGCCAGCCGCATAGGTCATTGTCGTCAGATTAAAGACAGTCTGACCGGCGGTTGCGTACTGGATCTCTTCAAAGCCCACATAGGTTTGGATGTCGCTGGCGTACGCTTTCTTCGTCACGTTGTCCTGAACGACAACGAACAGATCCGTTCCTTCGACCGGACTGCTAACAAGCGGAAGATCAGAGATTTTAACGATTGCCATTCATCACTCCAGCAGCAGCATGCCGCCGTCTTCCTGAACCAAGTTGTCGCCCGCTTCAGTCAGCAAGTTGCCGACCGAGGCTCCGCTGTCACGCGTGCCTGAAAACAGCGTAACTACACCGGCTAGGCCGATAGCTACGCTGTTTCGCAGTGCGACACCCCAACTCATCGGATATTGATGGGCTTCGCGTAGATAGCGCCATCATCCGACACGCGGATTGCACTCACTCGCCAGGGCGCGCCAGTGCCTTGCGGCACGATAAACGGAATCGGCGTATACGCCGGGATCGGCGTGCTGCTGGTCGTCGCCGTGACGCCTTCGCCTACCAAAACGTAGCAGGGGGTCGTTGCCCACACCACCACGCCTTGCGGGCCAGCGTTCCACGTCGCGGTTGAGCCCGCCGTGCCGGTGTAGGAGACCGTGCGGCCCGGAAATACACCGTCAGCCAGAGGATTAAGAAGTTCCACTATAATTACCTCACGCTAAGAAGCGTAGCTTATAAATCGTCGTCAGATACAGCGTAAAAATTTCATCCATCAAGTTCTGCAACGGAGAATCCTCCTTGTCGCAGACCTTGTAGCGCATCTCTTCCAACGTCTTTAACTCATCCTGCAAAAATTCCAGTACGTTGTTGGTTTTCTTAGCTGATTGCAAGGCAATCGGCCCGATCAACCCATACCGGCCTTGGTAGGCTTCAGCAAAGTCGTCTGCCAAGGGAATAATCCCCTCGTAAAACTTCTGCAACGCCTTGTGTTTTGCGTAGTTACGGGTATTTAAGTGCGTGGAATGGGTTACATCCCGCGCCAAAAACAAATGCCCTATAAAGACTTCACAGGTCATTGCGGTACACCTTCAGGCGGCACGGCCATCTCCCGTGGGGCAGACGGCGCAACCAGTTCCCCAGTTGACAACATGCCACTCAATGTGCCCATCACAATATCCTGAATCTGCTCTTCGTTCAAGCCACTCTCAACCGCCTTAATGCGGTCGGTCTCGGCTTGGTACGCCTTGACCTGCGCCTCAAACTCCTTGACCTGCACTTCACGGGCGTCCATCGACTGCTGAATGTTCTGGAGCATTTGCTGCATCATCTGCATCTCTTGCGCCATTACTTCCATCTGCTGATTGGCCGCCTGTAGCGCCGGATCTTCCTCATCCGCGAGCAGCTTCGGATCAATCATCTTCTGAAGCCGCTTGGCGATCTCCTGAGCGCCCGGCCAATCCATGTTCTTAACGAACAGGTCGCCAGCCACGCCCCAGAGGTTCGGGTTGGCTTGCAGAATCTGGCTCATCGCGTCCATTGCTTCCTGACGCTTGGTGGCATAGGACGGGCCGGTCGTAACCGCCACATCGTACTTACCGACCGACGGGTTGTAAATCTTTTCAATCACAACGCCCGCCTCGTCCATGATCTTGCGCACGGGTTGCGGCTGCATCGGGTCAATACGAACGGTCGAAGTCTCGCCGTCCATGCCGATGATGCGCGCAATGCGCTGCGTGTCATAGATCTTAGGAATAAGGTCAACGAGTTGACGCGTGCCGTAGCGAATGGCGCGAGCTAGGTTGTCTACGAAGTGGTATGTACCTGTGTCGCCTTGCTTCTCACGCGCCAAGATGGCCCGACCCGAACGCTCGTTAGACGTGGCGCCGAGGCTGGAGTCATATTGTCCCGTTGTTGCCTTAATGTCGTCCGCAGCGCCCATTTTCGCCTGAATCAAGCCTGTTTGGGCGAGCGGCGGCGGGGCGCGTTGCGGCAGCGGTAGGACGTTGCCCTGACCGTCTGTAACGTCTGGATTGACCTCCAAGTACGGCCAGTTGGTCGTGTTGGCGGTCTTCCATTGGGTCTCGTAGCCCTCAAACTGCCCGCCGTAGCCGATGAACGGCGCCTTCGGGGCAAGGGCGAGCATCTCAGCTTCCTGCGACACCCAATAGTTGTACATGCGCTGCGCGTCCTTGGCGTTACGCACGAGGCCCGAGGTGTAGAGACGCCCCTCAACCTCAAACTCGTTGCCAATGACGCGGATGACCGGGATCCATTTGCCCGGCCATTCTTGCTCTTCAAGGATCTCGTAGCCGTTGGTCTTGATCCACTTGACGCGCACGATGTCCACTTCGCGTGAACGGATCGGCTTCAAGCCCAGCATCTCCAATTCTTTGGCTTCAGGCGAGTCCGCAAAAGCCGTTTGGTTGCCGGGGTACAGGTTTAATTCCGCTTTGGAGTGTTCTTTGTAGAAATACTCCGCAATGCGCACCGTATCTTCGTTAATCCACTGCTGTAAAGCCGCATCGCCCACACCACGAACGGTGACGGACGAGATCGGCTCTGCATTTGGGAACAAACGCTCAAAGTCAACCTTGGGCACATCTTCGGTAATGAAGCACCACTCCGCATCTGAGCCACACGGGTCTTGGATCATCGGATCCATGTACACGCTGAAGCTGTTGCGGATGCGACCGATGCGCAGGTCTTGATCAAACGTGTTCTCGTCGCAGTATTCCGTCAAAATGCGGAAATACCCTTCACCGTAGGTGACTTGGTTGTCACAAGCGGTGTCGTACGCTACGTCGGCATCTGAGATGTACTCAATGTGCCGTACGATGCCGTCAAAAATTTCAGCGACTTCAACGTCGGCCTTGTCGTCTACAGGTATGACTTTGCCGGAGGGCCGGTTTTGTCGCTGATCGTTGGTGACTTGCCGGACGTGCTGCGGCAGTTTGTTGATGGTCAGACACGGACGTGCATTGACCGTCTGGCCTTGCACCGAACCGCGTGTCGCCAACACATCCTGCGGCCATTGCCACTGGTTGTCCGGGCTGCCTGCCATGAAGCGCAGGTCGTCAAGTTCATCCTCGCGGCTGTCTGAGTACGCCGCGAGCGCCATCTGCATCCGACTGCGGGCAGTGGCTAGAATATCGGCAGGATCACGCGACTTCTTGCCGCGATCTTCGGGCGTGTTGGACACATAGCCCGCGCCCTTGATCCCTGTAGGGTCGTTGCGTGCCATTATTTGCCCTTCTTGCCTTGTGCCCGACGCTTGACCGAATACGCGATGGCGACAGCCTGCTTTTGCGGCTTGCCGGCTTTCATTTCAGCCTTCACGTTCTTGCGGAAAGCCGCTTTACTCGCTGATTTAACGAGGGGCATTAGCGCATCCGTCCACGGTTGCGCATCGGCATCGGCGAAGGCCGAAAATCCGTCGTTGTACGTACGATGTCCTCAGACACGCGCTTGCGCGGCATGGGCATACGGGGCTGTTTGGCCGCCGAAGCAGAGGGTTTTGCCAACATGTCGCCGATGGTTGCGCCTGGAGAGACGCCGATAGGGCCAAATCGCATGATTACTTCCTCTTTTTAGCCGTTTTAGCCGACTCGCGGAACGCCTTAGCCGTTGGAGCCCCCTTGGCCCCCGGTTTGCGCATCTTTTCGCCCGATCCGGCCTTGATCCGTTCGCGTTTAGCGTGAATGTTAGCGTATAGACCGCGTTTGCTCGCCATGTTAGCCACACTTCCAGCGTCTGAGCGACGCTTTTGCTCGTTCAGCCGGCCCCTTGGCCTTAGCCACCACGCCTTTCATTCTGGCACAGAACGACTTCTTGCGTCCTGCGTCCGCCTTCGTCTTCGGGCTCGGCGCTGGCGCCTTCAAGTTGCTGCCCGTCGCCCGATTGTACTTGGCGCGGCCCTTGGCCGTGAGCCCCGCACCCTTTGATACGGGCTGCTTCTCACCGCGACCGACTGACAGACTGACCGATTTGCGTGCCATTAGGCGCCCATCCAACTGTTAGTGACCCCGCCCCCGTCCGACATGCGTAGGGTGCGCGGTCGTTCCCGATACTCGCGGGTCGCTAGCGGATAGGCGAAGGTGACGGCGAGCGCGTCAGCCGCATCGGGCGACGCCAGTCCTCTAGCCTTCATCTCCTTTTTGCCTTCCAAAAAGATCGTCCCCGACGAGTTCGGCTTCGTGTGCGGGCCAACGAGGTCGCTCTTAAGCTGTCGGTCGTTCGGGATGCTCGCCGAGCGTAACCACTCGCGCATCTCGCCCCACATCTCCGCTCGCTTATTGCCCCACATCACAGGGTTCTTGGCCTTCCAGCCAAAGTTTACCCCACGCACCTTATACCGCTGCTCTTTTAGCCGGTCAAGTATGCCGTAGCCTAGACCGCCTTCGTCGATGACTGTGAGCGCTGGGTTGTACTCTTCGATAGCGTCGATCACGCGACCGACGGTCGTCATCGTATCGTCGCCTTGGTAGCGCTTGATCGCTATGATGTCGCGGCCTTGTCGCACGAGGATGACCGTCGAGTCTGCTCCACTTCGCGCAGGATCGACTCCGATAACGCGTGGCGCGCTCTCGTCCTTGTACCGTGGCCGTTGCATAGCCTCATCAACAATTCGAGGAGCAATGAACTGGTCGTCGCCATCCGAAGGGAACTCGCCGTAGACCTCGACTCGGGCTTGGGTGCTGTCGGCGCCGTACTCGGCGATGATCTGCTCGTAGACGGCTTTATCCGTATCTTCAACTTGCCGGGCGTCGATGTTTTGCGAACGCCAGAAGGCTCGCTTGCCGTTGAAGCACTCATAGAAGTACCCCTCGTTGCGACGTGGGTTGCTGAACGCACACCAGAAGCGGTGTGGTGTGTTCTCCGTAAAGAAGCCCGCCGTGACCGACCAGATGGCGTCCGGTATGCCCGACGCCTCGTCGAAGATGACCATCACGCCGTCGTGGTTGTGCACGCCCGCGTACGCGTCAGGGTTCTCCTCCGACCACAGCCGCCCCTCGACTGACCAGTAGCGCGTACCTTTCTTGAGGTCACGCTCCACCAGTTCTGCCAACCATTTGGCGGGCATGACCCGCGTGGCGGACACCTCAAACCAATGACTGTTGATCAGCAGCGCCAGCCACTTAGTCACCTCGGCCCATGTGACCGAGCGTAGCTGCGCTTCCGAGTTGGCCGACACGATGGTCGTCGAACCTATGCGCGTTGATAGCATCCACAGGATCAGCCAACTGACCAGCGCCGACTTGCCGATACCGCGCCCCGAAGCTGTCGCCATGCGCAGCACCTCGTACTGGGTCGCGCTCTTGTTGCGGGCTATGTGCGCGGCGATGTCCCGCAGCACTTGGCGCTGCCACTTGCGCGGGCCCGCGAAGTGCTCCAGCGGCGTGCCCTTCTGCCCCCACGGGAACGCAAACAGCACGAACGCCTCCGGGTCGTCCTTGAGGGAGGGCGACCACAGGCGCGTCATCAGCGCCTCTTCTTCTGTTGCGCTATAGATTGGCGTCTGCATGAGCGTCCGTCGTTACGTAGGAGGGCAGGGTGGAGGGCGTGTGCTCTAGTGCAGCCTGTGTAGCCTGCAATACTCGGCCGTTAATGACGCGAGACTCCGCCTCTTGCAGCGCGGCAGTGATGCTGATCTGCTGCGTGACATCGACCTGGACAGCGGTCTTGGCCGTCCAGCCATGCACGTGCTGGAGGATAGCCAGAGCAGCCTTTGAATCGCCATTGCGAGCCGCGTCACGCAACTGCCTCGCAGCCTCAGATTCACTATCCGCACGCCCCTTCGCCTCAGCCATCGCAGCCATCGGATCTAACTCACAGAGCCGGCGGTACTCCACAGGGAGCATCCCGGCAGCCAGAGCAAGACTATCACCCTTAAGACCGAGTGCGGCGGCTTCGTAGATGTCGAGCAGGCGCTGCTCGGTGGCCTTAATCTCGCGGGTCGTCAGCGGGAGCGATTTGAACATGCGCCAGAACTCTAGCCGCGTTGTAAATAAAAAACAAGCGATGTGCAGGGTTCACCTGCCGGGAGGCCGCGATCCCGAACAACCGTCGGGCCTGTGTGCCGGGGCGGAGATTGCCTTAGATGGTGGGCCATGGCCCTTCAGCTACCTCCCGGTCGCTACGTGCGCATCACGTCAGACATCGCTAATAAAGGATAACTGCAAATCGTTTATTAGCAAAGCGCGTTAGTAAAGGATCGTAACATTTTGGGTTACAGGCTTGTGGCGGAAAGATAAAAAATTTTTTGTGACCCCTTAGTAAAAATGACCGGCCACCCCTTCGGCCCTACCCCCCCCATCGCTTGCAACAAAATCCTATTAGCCTGGCGTTGTGGGCAGTGTGGCTACGCCCACAGCTATAGGTAACGGACTAAGCCCTTAGTCGTTATGCGCAGATGATGTTTGCTTGCACGCACGTGCAGCGCGTTGCCGACTCGCTCGATGGTGATAGGCCCCGACTCGCTCACTAGCAGGCTGAGGACGCGGGCCTGCTTGCGTGTGATCAGATCGAACGCGAGCAGGTTGTCCAGGGCTGCGAGCAACTGATCAGGTTGCGAAATGGCGAGCGGTTCTGTGGGTTTTGTGGTCATGTGGGCAATCCTCGTGGGGTCGGGAAAGGAAGCCCGAAAATACCAGTTTTTAAGTTTGTGGGCAATGTGGTCATGACCACCACCATTGACGCCAGCCCACAGCAACGGAATTGCCTAACCGCCTATCGGTCATTTAACATAATATCAAGAGTTTCCAAGTTCAGATAAAAACATAACCATTTATACCCACAAAGCCCCCGCGCCCTATGTTTTCAGGCACTTGCTGTGGGCAGCCAAACTACCCACACCACCACCCACAATACCCACAACATCCGCACAATGGTCATGACTAAACATTTGTAAGAAAATGTTTGACAACATTCCGCGACTCATGTTTAATACATCCATCGACAACGTAACCAGGTGCAAACAGATGAAATTCTCTACTCTCTTATTCTCACTCGCCGTCATCCTCACGTTTGGCGCCTGGATGGGCGCACCGATCTTAGGACTGGCACTCTGCACGCAACTCGGCGCAGTCTTTTGTCTTGCGCTGAACGACTAGCCTGCTGTAAACTAAACTCTGACAATCAACTGGAGTAAACGACAATGAGCACTGACACCAAATACAACGGCTGGACTAACTACGCCACGTGGCGCGTCAATCTGGAAGTATTCGACGGGCTGGACATCCGCGACCACTTCGACGACATCCCGAGCGCCTATGACGTGGCGCAATGGGCGCAAGGTTACGCTGAAGAGCTCCTAGACTCTGCCATGCGTGAGCCCGTCGGGATCCGTAGCCGCATGTTGACCCCTTGCGACATCGTAGACGGTTGGGCGCGTGCCTTTCTGTCTGATGTTGACTGGGCGTCCATCGCTCGCCACCTGCTCGATGACGTCCAGGCGGAGGCCGCCTAACATGCAATATTTCGACATCGTATTGACGACAACTATCCGCGAGGTCGTGTCCGTCGGCGCACGCGATGAAGGCGAGGCCATCGACGCCGCGCTAGCCATCGTCAAGGCTGGCAACACGACATACGATCAACTGGATTGGGACGTTGACGAGCTCTACGTCGGCGATCCATTAGATTTGAGTGACTACTAACTACCAACTGGAGATAATGACTATGAAGACGATTCTTACCCTCGCGGCACTTGCCGCCACACTGACCACGGCTCACGCTGACACGTTCGCCATCGGCGGCGTAAAAGGTGACAGCAAAGGCCGCACCGTGCTCACGACCGAGCCGTGCGAGTTCAAGGCTGACTCGTACCAGCAAGGCGTGAACAAGGCCTTGCTCGGCGACATGCGCCGCGCCTTTTACTATACGAGCACTGGCATGACTAACGAGGGATGCTGGAAGCACGACGCGGGCACGATCGTTCTGGTATGGCCTACCGAAAACATCATGCGCCGTTGGCCTGCTGACAACTTTAAGCTCGCCGAGCGTACGACGGCCTCGTGGGAGTCACTGCGATGAGCCGCCCGAACCAGTACGTCATCCGTTATACGGGCGGCGGGGCTGAGTACGTTGGGCGCTATATGCTGCTAGAGCGTGACGCCGAGGGACGCTATACAGGCGTTGCCAAGCCCGTGCCACTGCCGCAGGACGCCACCAGCATGAGCAAGGCACAAGCCGAGGCCATTGCAAACGGTAACGGCAACTTCTGCGAGGCCGTGGAGCTCACCGCGTGAGCCGCGCCACACGGCCCACCACCCAAGCCGCCCGCCCACGTTGTCCAACGTGTGGCGGTAGCGGCTACGATCCGCTGCTGCCGCCTGACGATCTGCTCGGCTCGTTCGATTGCTACAACTGCGACGGCACGGGCTACGATCAACGGATGCCAGAGCACTGGCTGCCCCCATTACTTGCAGACTATGAGGACAACACGCTATGACGATCAAAAACCTATGGCAACGCGTCAAAACATGGTGGCGCGGCGACTATGACGACCCTGCGCTGTATGTTGGCTCGGCCGACCAGGTTCCCGACCATCAGTTTAAAGACTTGACACGCCGTCTGCGCGAGCAGCAAGAGGCCGCAAGGGACGCGCTCGGCGAGCGCCACCTGCTGCACCCCTCACACTCGCCTAAGCGCCGCAAGCCGCGCAAGCTGGGCGCGCCTAAGCCTCCAGCCAAAACCACGCGCAAAGCTAAGAGCAAGCGCAAGACGACCCCACGAGGCAAGCCGTGAGGCGCGTGATGTGGGGCGGCGTGACCCCTCGCATCACGCTGGAACAGTACAAGACACTGCGGGCACTGGCCGAGCGCAAGCGAGCCGCCGAGCATCGGCTACGGCCGTCCTACGCCGAGCTCGCCGACGAGTGGGGCGTCTCTCTGAGCGCCGTGCTGAGCGCCGCGAATCGTGGGATTAAGCGATACGACTACGAGGTGCACCGATGACACGCCTGACGTTTGATGAGATGGAAGCCTTCGCCCGCGACCTCGGGCGACCGGATGACCCCGAGACCATGTACCGCGAGCCCTCGCCAAGCGCCAAGGCCGCACTAGATGAGCTCGCGGCCATGTGGCCGTACGCGCCACAGCAGCAGCCGCCGCAGGACGCCATCAACCCCGAGCACTACAAGGTCGGAGGGATCGAAGCCATCGACTACATGAGAGCTAAGAGCAGCGAGGCGGAGTTCACAGGGTATCTCAGGCTATCGGCGCTCAAGTATCTCAGCCGCGCAGGGCACAAAGACGACGCGCTACAAGATTATAAGAAAGCGCATTGGTTCATCTCGCGTCTGATAGAGGAGCTAGAAAAATGACCCGCGACGACATTACCGACCGCGAACTATTGGAACTTGCTGCGAAGGCGGCGGGTGCTACGTGGATTGATGACAACTGGCCGGAAGACTTGCCGGGACTGATGCTTGATTTTGGGAAAGGGACTACGCAATGGAATCCCCTTACCAACGACGGCGATGCGCTGCGCTTGGCGGTGAAGTTGAGGATTGATGTTTTCTTTCACGCATCCAGAGTTGAAAGTCATGTGGCTGGAGGTCGCATACCGCCTGTTCGTGCGATTGAACGAGAAGATTACGGAGACGACCCTTACGCCGCCACCCGCCGAGCCATTGTCCGAGCCGCAGCAGAAATTGGGAGGAATATGACATGACCCGCGACGACATCATTCGACTGGCGCGAGAGGCTGGATGGCACGATGAACTTTTATCGGTGTCATTCACTGAGCCATTGCTTGAACGCTTTGCTGTCCTTATTGCCGCAGCCGAGCGGGAGGCGTGTGCGAAGTTGTGTGAAGAAAATTTGCGAGATGAGTATTTGCGCCAAGCCCGACCTATACAAGAGGAAGTTATGTTGTTGGCTGCTATTGCAGACTGCGCCGCCGCCATCCGTGCGAGGGGAGAAAGCAAATGACCCGCGACGACATCATCCGACTGGCGCGAGAGGCTGGATTTGGTGAACTTATGGATGCTTGGCCGCTTCCACTTGAACGATTCGCCGCCCTCGTTGCCGCAGCCGAGCGGGAGAAGAGCGAAATTTTGCTTGAGGGTTTGAGGCAAGTGATGGAATTACCAGAAGACTCACGCATCCATTACAAGGTCGCAAAAAAGGCGGTCAATAAAGCCGCTCAAGTAGGCGCAGCAAAATGAACCCCGGCTTAATCAAGGCTTTCCTATGGTGGCTGTGTGAGATAGTCGGGCATCCGCTTCCGCGCAAATCGTGGAGTTTCGACGGTCAGTATCACCGTGACTGCCGCTGGTGTGGACGTATTGTGAGCGACGCCATCCGTGCGAGGGGCACACCATGACCGCGCTACCGAAGGCCGAGCTCGACCGGATCGTGCAGAACTACGTGGACGCTGTGCACACGCTCTGCCGCTATGAGGCCGCGTTGCATCGCATCGCCAACATGGGGCGCGACACGGCTGATGACGCCCACACCATCGCCCGTGAGGCGCTAGCGGTGACTCGTGCCCAAGCTGACGCACACTGAGTGGTGGCGCCGCCGCATGGGGCGCTGGATCGACGTAGCGCGCAAACAGGTGCGCAAAAACGAAGGGCGCCGCTATCGGGCGCCCTCCCACTTACAAGCCACCATCAACCGATACAATCAACTAAAGGCCTCTAAGCGTGTCGTACTTACTCTTAACTATCGCCGCGACAGTCATCGTTGAGTGGTTACTTTCCGACGACTGACAATGCAGGCGTATTGCCCTCGGCCATCCGTCGAAGCTCTGAGCGCGTAAGGCCTGCAAACTGCGGGTGACAGAATACGTGCTTTTTGGTTGGAAGCTCACGCGAGTGAATTCGGCCACAGTCCACCCACTCAGCCTCACGCAGCGCGTGCAGTAGCGCGGCCTGTACGACCTTGACCCCACTCGGCGCGAGGCCTTGCAGACGATCACAGATTGAATAGAACGGCGCGCCGATCACGCCACGGCTGAAGTCGCCTTGGCGCTGGCGGATCATCTCGACAAGGAACGACTCGGCTGTGCTCATGGCCGATTCGATCATAATCATCTTGGCTTCCGTCATCGGCGGCGCGGCGCCTGGATTGAACGCCGACACGTCACGGGCGTCGAGCCACGCAGCAACAGCCGCAAAGCCGCCTGCGTGATACCAGCGCCAGAGCTCGGCGGCCGCATCAGACTCTAAGCGCGGCGCGTCCGACCATACGACGAACCAGCGCCGATCATTGGACGGCAAGCTGATAGCCGCACGCTCGTTGCTGAACGACAAGACGAACACGCGATTAAGCGCTTCGTACGGGTGCAAGCCCTTGCGGTTAACTGAGAGCAATTCAGGCGGCGCAGCGATGATCGGCTTGAGGCTGTTCTCCAACGCTCTGCGATCTTTGGCCTCGGCCTGACGCAATTCGTTGATGACGATGACCTCAGACTCCAGCGCGTAGCCCCACTGACTGTTCAGTTCTTCATTTTTGATCGTAAAGACGTTGGTGCGGTCTCGCGCATCACCGCCGATTGACCAGATGAACGGAGCCCACAGCGTGTCCTTGCCTGAGCCTGGCTTGCCTGCGTGCAGCACGGCGTGGTTGATCTTCTGCTCGGGATGCTGGCGCTTGTAGGCCATCACGTTGAGAACGTGCTCGCGCTCGGTAGGATCCGGGATCATCCGCTCGGCATGAGCGAGCCACGGGCTGACATCACCTGGCACGCCTTCGGGGCGAGCGTCGCGCCAGCGGTTGCCGTAGACGAGACCCGCACGCGAGCAGAGCACCGACTCGCCAGCGGCGAACGTGACGCCAGCCAACACGCGAGCGCCCTTGGCCTGACGGTTCTCGTCGTAGCAGATGGACGCCTCGATGCGGCGGTTATTGTGGACGCTGTGACAGGTAACGTGACGGAAGAGCGCGTTGAACGCACTACGGGCGATCTCTTGGCGCTCGTTAAGGTCAAAATAGGCGTCATCGCTCACGACGTACGCAAAACGCTCGTACCACTGCGACTTCTCAACGCGCCCAAGCTCGCGGCGCTCGACCTCTTCAATGACCTTGGCCGTCTCATCGGGGTATTCTTCGGTCGGTGTGATCTTGCTCAAAGCGGCCTCCATCTTGCGCGCCAATAGGTCATCGCGCAGACCGTACTCGCTCTTGGGGCCGCCCTCGGCCTCCACCCATCGCAAGAACTTCTCGCTGTTCCACTCGCCGCAGTGGCCGTGAAAACAAGTGTAGCTGCGCGAGATGGGATTGTACCGCCCGCTCGGGTCGCCCGTCGTGTGCTCGGCGTGGTTGGGACAGACGACGCCATACCAGCCCTCGCCGTTGGCCTTCTCCAGCAGGAGCCCGCGCTCTTGGATCCACTCCAGCACCTTGTCCATGCCGTCATCTTCAAGAGATACGCCGCGTATATACGCCGTATCCACAGGGCCGGGCGTGACGCCAAGGGCTGTAACGATCTGCGTTAAAGTGAACTCGCGCTCGGGGTAGAACTCGGTCAGCACCGAGGCGAAATTGTCGCGGCCTTCCTTGAGATTAATGCTGCCGGGGATGCGGAAATTACGCACCGGATTCACCGCACCAGGATCGGTAAATCCCGCTTCAGCAATCGCTTTGATGGCCGCAGCGAACTCGCCCTTCAGCGGCTGATCGTCAAGGCCGAACGTGTAGCCCCACTGATAGTTGCCGGGGCTCGTTTCAATCTTCCACGTCGGCTCTAGCGGCGGCGCTTTGGACTTCGTACCGATGTCATCCAGCACCAAGAACGCCACGCGCTCGCAGTTGGCCGCAGAGGCCGAGAGGCCATCGCGGAAACGCTCAACAATGAAGCAGCCCGTGTTAGCATACCAAGCCCCCGGACGTCCCAATTTGGGACTAGTCGGTAGGAATGGCGGCCACACGTACTTCGGCGTTCCGTCCTTGTGGCACACCGGCTCCCCGCCGTAAACGACGGGCTTCTGCCGGACAAATAAAATAGTTTCCCCCTCGGGGGCGATGTTGGTAAGATAGTCAATGAACTCTTGCATTTCGTTTATTCTCCAGTGTTCCTTGGCCCGGCCTAACCCGCCGGGCTTTTTTATTTCCCGTAACGTTCCATAATCTTGACTTCGGCGTTAAGGGGGAACCCTTGAGCCCAAGCCGGCGCGGCGCACATCACATCATGCAGCCTTTCGGCTACGTGCTCGGCGACCTCGTTAACACATTCGATAACGATTTCGTCGTGTACGTGCAACACCACGCCTAACCCCTCAGCTTCTAGCGCCCGCAAACTGTGGCGCAGCAAATCATTGGCCGTGGCCTGCGTGATGTTCTCGCAAGCCAAGCCTTTCCAAAGACGCGCACGCGGCCATTCTTTGGCGTCGGCGGCAGGCTTCCAGGCGGCCTTCAGATAGGTTACGCCATCCTCCTCCAAACGTGCGAACGGATAACATAGCACGCGGCCCGACGGCAACGCATACCAAAGATGTTGACCGTCAAACATATACACCACGCGGCCAGCTTTCATTTCGTGGTTGACATTTCGCATGGCGCGGGTGTAGGCATCCTCCAGCTGTTGCCAGTAACGCACCGCCCACGGGTTCGCCCGCCGCCACGCGTCCACGATGCGCTGGGCGTCAGACTCGCTCATCTTGACGCCGTAGGCGCGGCTCATGTTGCCGAACGCACCAATGCCGCCAGCAAAGCCTAGGGACAAGATGGCGATCTTGCCGATCTGCCGTTGCTCGTCCGTCACGTCAGTGACCGCCACGCGGTAGATGCCAGCGGCCTCAACCTTGTAAATGTCACCCCCTGTGCGGAATGTTTCAAGGACGGGCTCGGCCTGCGGGCTCGCTGAGAGCCACGGCGTCGCTCGCGCTTCGATGGCGCTCCAATCGGCAACGACGAAGACGTTACCCTTGGACGGGATCAGCGCAGGGCGCAGCATGGACTTGAGTACGTCCGTGACGCGCTTACCGTATCGCGGAACGATACTATGCCCACGCACGAGCGCCTGCCGCACGGCCTCGGGCTCCTTGCTGCACTTGCGCGTGAAGTTATGCACCTGCGCGCCGTAGCTTGACGCACGGCCGGTGGCGCTGCCGCCAGCGAAGACGAACGCACCGCGCACGCGGGCGTCCTCAACATCAGCAAGTTGCTTCAGCCGGTTGAACTTGGCGACCGACGAGGCCCACAGGTCATCCGCACATTGGATGACATCGGCCACATCGGGTGGAACTTCATCGGCGTTGTCCATCGCCAATAAGTTGGCGCGGACGGTCTTGTCGATGCTGAACTTTTTATCGCCGTCCTTGTAGACGGTCATCAGCTTCTTAGCCTCGGGGCCGACGCGCTCCAGCACCCACTCGCGCATCTTGGGCGAGCGGACAGTCTGTATCACACCTTGTGTGACCTCTGCGACGATGCGCTCAATATCTTGTAGCTCGTCCTCGGCGTAGCGGATCGCCGCTTCGCAAAGCGGCACGTCTACCTTCACGCCACGGTCGTTGATGCGCTCGTTGGCGTGGTAGTCGGCGAGTTCTGTATCCGAAAGGATACGCATGGCCTTGCTGATCTCGCGCATGGCGCGCACGTCCTGCTCGCAGTACGCAATCATCTCAGCCATCAGGTCAGGGTCTTCGTTGAACGTCCCGTCTGCCTTTGGGATGGAAAGCAGACGGATCAACTGCGAGCCGCGATGGTCTTTCTTCATCTTGGCCGAGAGCGCACGGCCAATGTCTTCAAGGCTGCCAGGCAAGCAGTTAGCCCGCGCCTGTGCCGCCGTGCAGTAGAACTGCGTGAGGTCGAAGTTGACCTGACACACATACCAAAGAATGAGCCGCTCAAAGGCGGCGTTGTGAGCGCGGATCTGGCCCTTGAAGTTAGCCACGCGCTCAGGGAACGGATGCTTCGGCAGCCACGTCGTGACAGGCTCGTCGTCGAACGCGTAGGACATGCAGAGCACCTCAGTGCTCAGGTCTTGCGCGTAGTTATAGACGCCTGCGGTCTTCAGATCACAGCGGCTGCGGGTTTCAAAATCTAGCCAAAGTATTGCCATGAAAGATTGGGGGCTGTTGCCAGCCCCCGCTCCTTTACGCAGCGCGACGCCGACGGCCAACCGCAGCGGCGTTAGCCGGTGGCGGTTCGTCTCCGTCATCGTTCGATGACAGTTCGCCGTCCATGCCGACCCACTCGACGATCTCAAAGACCGGCGTGTAGATGCGACCATAGGACTTGTGCTGGTAGTGCTCCTTCTTGAGCGTGATGACCGGCACGGGCTTGTCTTGGTTGACTTCAACCTGCGCAGCGATGGCCGCAGCCAACGTCTGCACCGAGCGCTTACCGCCGACCGAAGTCGTCGTGTAGCGGCACTCAAGACCCGCGTCTTCACCGGAGATGCACTTCAGGCTCATGCCGACTTGCGTCTCCCAGCCCTTCTTGCTCTGCGGCGGAGCCGCTTCAAGTTCCGGCAACGGTTGCGTAACCGATACCATCTTCTCGCCGAGCACCTCGCCGTCGCCCCAAGCAATGAAGCCGTGAACGAACGAGAAAGGATTGACAGCCCAACGGCTGCCCTCTTCGACCTCGGTTTGATCCGCGCCGAAGACCCAGTGACCCGTCTTGTCCATCTTCAGGATGGCGACCCCAACGGGGCCGACTTCCGATTGGATGGATCGAAGAGCCGTGGAGAGGGATGACACAGCGGGCAGACCCGCCTTGCTGAACGTAGTGATATTGGACATGACTTTACTCCTTAGACAAGTTTAGAAAGGGCCGCAGTCAACTGCTGCCCGATTTGCAACACGGCAGGCCGAGGATCGCTCTCCGGCGCTAACGTGGTGCCCGACGAGACAGAGACGACCTGACCTTCCGGTAAGCCGAGGTTCAGCTTTTTGAGCTTCTTCTCGGCTTGTGCCGGCGAGATCAAACTCGTCTCCGTCACTTCTGTGATCGGCAAGAGCGCGACGAGCGCAGCCTTTGCCGTTTCTTCGTCCACCCACTTACGGGTAGCACGCTTCTGCACCAGCTTAAAGCCCGGCACAGGATTGCCAGACTCTAACACTTGCAGAGCAAGCCCGCGCAAGTCGCGGATCCAATCTTCTAAAACGTCCGCACGCTGGAGCATCTCGCCCAACTGGCTTGCGTTCAGTTCCTTGATCTGCTGCTGCAACGCACGGTCAACTGCACCCGTCATCAGCGGGCAGATGGGCTTGGCTGCGCACCAGCGGCAGTGATCACCCGTGTGCAGCGGGGCGTCAGGGCGCTCGGACTGCTTGACAGCGTAGACGAGCTCGCGCTCAAACTGGCGGATGCGGTCAAACGAAGTCACCCATCGCTTGACCGACGGCGGCTGGACGATGATGCACTCAACCTCCTTCGCGCCGTCAAAGACCCACTCTAGTTTCGGCGTGCGAATTGCCGCAGCCGCATAGAACATGAGTTGCGGATTTTCCTCAGCTTCGACCGACACGCCGTCACCGAATTTCCAATCCAGTATAACGGCGCGATCACCGATACGGCCAATAAGATCACAAGAGCCAAAAACACCCGGAAGGATTTCGCCGAAAGAGACGACCTCTTCAACCGCGAATTCGAGCCGAATCTCCGCGTCGATTTCATTGAGAGCCTCCAATGCAGGCAGAACCTTTTCGCCCGCTAATTCTGGGGTCAGGAAAATGCCGTTGAACTCCGTGCCAATAAGCTCACGCAGCGGCTTGTCTTGACCGAGCATCTCGGCCATGACGTTGTGCAGCAGCGTGCCTTCGTCGGCGTACTTGCTTGACGGCTTCGGGGGAACTTTTTGACAGAGCGCGACGCTGCCAGGGCAGTTGATGACGCGCTTGGCGGTAGACCCGCCGACGATAGTGCTATGACTCACAGTGAACTCTCCTTTACGATGTTTGAGACAAGACTATACGCGGCGATTAGGCTTGTCAACTATTCTTTTGTGCCGTAGGATGAGGTCATGCGTGAGAAGACGATTGAAGAGTATTTGACGTGGGCCGTTGAGCGGATCGGGGGCGTGACGTTTAAGTTTCGCTCGCCCTCGCAGCGGGGCGTTGCGGATCGGATCGTGTGCTTGCCGAACGGCGAGACATGGTTTATTGAACTGAAGACAGACAGCGGCCGACTCTCGCCGCTGCAAAAGGTCTTCGCGTCTGTAATGCAGCAGACAAACCAAAAGTACAAAGTCCTATGGTCAACTGAGCAAGTCGATGCCTTCGTTGCGTCCGTATCAAGAACTCGCAGCTGACTTTCTCTATGAGCACGACCGTGCAATGGTGCTGGCGCCCGTAGGCGCTGGTAAGACGGCGCTCACGCTGACGGCAATGCAGGACGCACTGCGCGATGGAATAGTCAAGCGTTGGTTGGTGGTGACGCCGCTGCGGGTGGCGCAGCACGTATGGCCGGTGGAGGCGCCGAAGTGGGCGCCGGGTTTGACCCTCTCTATCGCTGTTGGTTCGCCCGCATGGCGGACAAAGGCGCTAAAGTCTAACGCCCGTGTGGTGGTCACTAACTACGAGAACTTGCAGTGGCTCGTCAAGCAACGGCTGGACTTCGACGGCGTGGTGTTTGATGAACTCACGCGCCTGAAGAACCCCTCGGGCGTGCGCTACAAGGCAATTCTGAAGGCGCTGGAGCCGATCCAGATACGCTGGGGGCTGACGGGTAGCTTCACCTCCAACGGCCTTGAGGACGTGTTTGGGCAGTGCAAGATCATTGACCAGAGCCTGCTTGGCCGCGCCAAGGGTGCCTTCTTGCAGCAATACTTCATCTGCATCAACCGCGACTACGGCGAGTGGACGCCGGCCACAGGCGCTCTGGAGCAGGTCATGGCACGCATCAAGCCTGCGACCTTCGTGCTGGAGCCTGGCGTCTACAAGGACAAACTGCCGCCTGTCCACACCGTGGAGATGCGCTGCGATTTAGTTGACCGCGAGCCGTACGAGAAGATGCGCCGCGACTTCATGGTGGAGTTTCCTGACGCCACGGCCATTGCCGCTAACGCTGCGGCTGTATCTTCTAAGCTACAACAGATGGCGAGCGGGTTCGTCTACGACACGACCCGCACGGCCTCGGATCGGCCGGGCAAGTTTGACACCGTACAGAAGACGGTGTGGTTCTCAGACCACAAGTTTGAACTGCTGGATGAACTGCTAGAAGAAAACCAGCACGCTAATACGATAATTGTTTACAATTACCAAGCCGAGTTGGCAGAGCTACAGCGGCGCTATCCGCAAGCGGCCACGATAGACACGCCTGACGTGATCAATCGTTGGAATCGCGGCGAGATCGAACTGCTGTTGCTGCATCCGAAGTCGGCAGGCCACGGCTTGAACTTACAGCACGGCGGCAGTCGCATGGTGTTCGTTTCGTTGCCGTGGTCGCTAGAAGAGTACGAGCAGACGATTGGTCGCCTGCATCGTAGCGGTCAGCAGCACGACGTGTGGGTGTACATCTTGCTGACGCAGAAGACGATTGACGAAAAGATTTGGGCGGCGCTGCACGACAAGCGCAGCCTGTCCGATGTAGCAATGCAGGAGTTGAAATGAACTGGCGTGAATTAAATGCTCAACTGAACAACATGAGCGAAGAGCAGGTCAAAGGATTGTTGGATGCCGAGCGCGTTGGCGCACGTCGCGTGACCTTCCTTGAGCGACTGCACCAGCGTTATTGTGCTCTGCGTGCCATCCGTGAGCGCGCAGAGATTCTGTCTGAAGTTAAACCTTAGCCCGCTTCCGTAGGAAGGTCAGATAGTCTGCACCTTCCTCGGGATCCCACCAGACCTTGACGAGATCCGGGTGCTCGGGCGGCAACTCAGGATTGATGGTGGTGACGCAGCAGGGCGATAGCGCGTTGTCGCGAAAGCCCCGATCCTTCGCGTATCGGTCGTAGACCTTATAGCTTGCCACCTTACAGGCGTGCATGGTTATGCCAGATATTGCATCTTTTAGGACGCTGTAGGCGCTCTCATGCTTGTGCCCGGCGACGTAGATGTGATCGCGGGTGCCCATGATCGCGGCTTTCATTGGCCCGTGAGCCGGGTTCCAGATTGACGAGCCGCTGTGGTCGTGCCGTGCGTTGACACGCACCTCGGCGCCATTCGGAAACCTCAAGGCGATGCGGGCCTCGCTGGACTTGTAGAGCGCGTTTTGCTGCTTTGCGATCCATTTGAGCGGGTCTCCCGAACCTGACCACAAGTCGTGGTTGCCGCCGATCATGTAGAGCCAATCGCAACGGTTGACGAACCATTCAGCGATCTTCCACGCTTGTGCCGCCGAGGTGCTCTGGTCGGCGTAAAGCCTTGCTAAACGTCCACACCAGTTGTTCGTCGTGTCACCGACGTTGGCTGCGAACAGCCCTTTAGTCTTGTTGACGAGCGCCGTGTGCCGCTCAATGGCTTCAATGTCGCAGCCGTCATCGTCAACGTGCGGGTCGCCGAAGTGCAGGATGCCGATGGCACCAGGCAACTTGACGCGGATCGGAATCAGTTTGGAGGCTTCCTCATGCTCGCGCTTGTGCTGGAACTTACGCTTGCGCTGCTCAATGAGCACTTCAATTGGAACGTCATCATCCGGCAGCGGGGTGAACTCGTAATCCGTCTTGTCAACGATAGGACGGCCGGGATGATAAGTGGATTCAGGGATGTCGTATCCTTTGGCCTTCATCTTTTTGATCCGCAGCAACAACGTGCGGTCGTTCATGCCGAGCTTGTCGGCGACGGCGGTACGAATGCCTTTAGCTTCCTGTAGCTCCTTTAGTATCTGATCGTCTGTAGCCTTAGAGTGCATTTGTTTACTCCATCGTCGTTAGCATTTGTTGTAGTAGATGACCGAGGCGATCTACCAGCGCTTCGTCGCTGGACAAGTCGTCATGCCCCGCAATCGAAAGCAAAGCATGGACGGCCTCGTGCGCCCACACCTGCTGACGATTCGTTCCTTTACAAGTGCTTATGATGTGAATCTCATACTTGTCTGGAAGGAACATTCCAACACAATTTTTGCCATGACGCCACTTTGATGGCGAGATGACCTTTACTTTGAGGGTGTGACCGGCGAGTTGAAAGCGTGCCGGGATGCCGTCGTGGCGCGTTACGGGCTGCTCGCCCACTGCTGCAACGCTCGCAGTTTCGCGTTTTGTGCGTCGCATTGGGCGGCTAGCTCGCGGAGTTCGGGGCCGATGTCTGGCCCTTGTTCAAGATCTGCTCCAGCCGATCCTGCACTGCTCCCGGTGGAGGCGGCGGGATCATCAATTCTTTGGGGGGCTGGAGTGGCGGGCACTGCACTGGTGTCGCGGCACAACCGGACAGGAGCAGTGCGAACAGGACGGCTAGCAAGAGCAGCCAGTTCGGATGCGTACGCATTTGAAGCCACTTCAGCACGTACGCGATTAGCACGCTCGGCCCGTAGTTCAGCTTCCAAACGCTCCACTTGAGGGCGAATTTCTTCACGACCTTGCTCCCGAAAAGTATGTACCGCATAGATTGCCAGAAGGCCGAGGCCAGCGGTCAAGATCAAATGCGGCGCGTATTTCAGTAACCAGTAAGGCACTACTTTACACCATTGTGCTCAAAGGCGTAATGGTTCCCATCATTAAATCGCCCGCCCCAGCGCGCTAGCGGATGCTGCTGCTCCCACCATTCACCTAGTGGACGATGGTCTTCGCTCTGCTCCAAGAATTCGCCGTCTTTGAACAGGTTTAGATCAATAGCCAAACGAATCTTATGCGCGCTGCTCGGGTGGCTGTAGGACTTGCGTACGCCCATCGCGCCATGCACGCGAGGGTCACGGAAGGCATCGCCTAACGACACCTCAAATCCTAACTCATACGCTTTGTCGATCAGTCTGGCCACTAGGCGGGCAAACTGCCGCTGTTTCTGGCCTAGCGTCACGGCTTATCGGCCTTGGCGTCCAGTTTGTCGTTTATTCGCATCAACATCGTTTTGATTTCATCAATATCGACGCGGTAATCGGCACGGGTCACGTACGTCAATGGCATGTTGCGCACGTCTTTATCCAAGCGTTCAATACTGCGGCTGATGTTGTTAAGGATCCAGCCGCCGAACAAGCCAGCAATGCCCACGATTATGTTAAATAGAATCTGTCCGTCGTCCATCACACGCTCCCTACCACCAGCGTTGCTAACCAACTAATGACGGCTCCCGCCGACAACCATAGTAGTTTCTCGACCCAATCAAGTCGCCGCTCTAGGGAGCGTAGCTTGCCCTCCACTGCTCTAACGCGATGGGTGTAATCGGTCTTGAGCAGCTTTAGGTCTTTCGTTTCAATCGTCACTTCGCTGACAGCGGCTGCGTCGTCACCGCCCGCAGCGCAAGGTTAGCGATAGCACCCGTCAGCATGATCGCCGCTGCGACCTGCGAGCCGAACAGCGTTGTCAAATGCGCACCCATCAATTCTAAACCGCCGAGGATGGCGATCAGGACGTTGAACCACACCGTTTTGGATTTGAATGCGCCTTGCAACATGGGATTACCTCGCTAGTGCGTTGCGTTGTTCAGCCTGACCAAGTGCGTTGGTGATAGCGGCTGCCGGCGTGGCGCCACGCACCGCAGCGCCGCCAGCAGCGCGAACAGGCTCTAGCGCACCTTCAACACGACCCGCACGGCGTTGAGCGACTTCTAACGCTAGTGCAGCGCGCTCGGGATCCAACATGTCCGTAGCAATCTCAATCGCCAACTTGCGGTCAATCTTGCCCGCCAATCTTTTGACGATGGCGTTGGCAACCGTTGTCACGCGGTTAAGCAGCGTCGGGAACTGAGCGCCGCCAGCCACTTCCAAAAGCAACTGCGAACCGGCCGTTTCGGCGCTAGGGCCAGCAGGCCGTGCAGCGCGGGCCTGCTCGCGGAACTTTGCTTGACGAGCCAAGTCTTTGCGGATGTCCTCGACGATCTTGACTTGATCCGGCGTAAGCACGTCGGAAAGTTTTTCAAACCGAGTGCCACCCGTCGTAGCGCGCTGAATGGTCTGCGGCGCGGCTTCGACAGCCCCCGCAAATGCCGCAGGGCGCAGCTTCTCTTCGCCTTGCAGCGCCGAGGTCAACTTGCTTTCAAGATATTGGCCGACTTCCATCTGATTGATGGGGCCGCTTTGACGTGCGAATGTTTCGCGGGCGCCTTTGTACGCGTCGGCTTTGCCTTCAAGCCAATTTAAAAACTCGGCCCGAGTACCCGTGATGGCAGCGGCTTCAGATTTACCAATACCAAAAGTTGCCGGGTCGCGGATAAGATCGTCAAACGCCATTTTGACGTAGTGCAGGTTTTGCACGGGATACTGTGCTGTCTGTGCGGGGACAACGACTTCGCCCATAAGCGAACCGCCGGGAGCCGTAACACGCGTTTCAGGAGTGGTTCGCCCTATGACAAACTTTTGCCCGCGTTCAGCGGCCAAACGCGATGCACGCGCCAACACTTGATCCATAGACGGGCGGCTAAGTAACCCCGTAAACACTTCGTCAGCATCAACGAGTTGTTTTCCGGCAGCGCCGTAGTTAGTTTTAGCCGTAGCGTTGCGAACTTTCTTCGCGGTCTCTAACTCAAGCGGCGTGCCGCCCACTTGACGGATAGCCGCAGCACGAGCCGCATCCTGCGCTTGACGACGAGCCATGTACTCAGACGGCAGGATCTTCTCTGCCGACTCTTGCAGCGCGGCAAAGCGCGTCACGCCCGCAGGCGCCGCCGCTTCGCCAGCCGTCGGTGCAGCGCCCGGCACAATCTCCGGCTGATTGCGCAGCGCGTTGATGATCTCCGGCGCGCGACCTTCAGCCGCCTCTAGCAATACGTTGGCCTTACCGCCCGTAGCGGCACGCTGCAACGCATTGACGCCAGCGCGACCGCCAGCAGCGAGAGGCGCCGTAACGACGCGCAGCGGATCGGTGACGCGTGAGGTAGCTGCGAGAACTTGCCCAGCGCGACCTGGCGCGACAGCAGCGCCAGCGCCCGTGATGGTGGACACGTCGGCCGCAAACCCTACCGGATCGGTAGCGATGGTATTTTTGAGTGCCTCAACGCTGCCGTAGCGGTCGCGGTACACACCGCCGACGGCGTTAGCCTTCTGGATAAACTCTTGCGCCTTGTCAGGTCGGGCGAGCCACTCTTCAGGAATGAAACGAGCGTAGGCGCCGGTCAGCACCTCACCCAACTGTTCCAGCGTCTCACGCGGACGCGTGACGGCCGTATACAAACCACCAAGCAACTGCGCTCCGCTTTCGGGGATGTTGGTTAGCGCCTCACGGCCAACTTGTGCCCAAGTGCGGCCTTGAGGAATCTCTCCGCCCGCAGCGCCGCGACCTTCAGCCGAGTCCCACACTACTTTGGCAGGATCAATCGGTTGATCTTTCTTGGGTTTAGCGGGCTCATCCCACTGAACCTTGCTCGGATCAATCGGCATATTCAACGCTCCCGTCATCGTATTCCACTACGCGGCGACCATCGACGGTACCGGTGCGTTTGATCTGACGAGCCACGTTGATTTCGGGGTAGTAGTCCTCAACTTCGGGTTCTTTCTTAGCCAACCGCGAACGCTCGTCGTTGTAACGCTTGATGACGTTGCGCGCCGATTCGTTGTTGATGCGCACGATGCGACGGATACCTTCAGCCGTCGTAACCGGATTACCACCCGCGATGCTCTTGGCGAACTCTCGGTCAGCATCCGACAAACCGGTGCCAGCACCGAACGCCGTGATGCGCTCGGCGACCTGTTGACCGATGCCTGCGAAATACGCTTCGGTAGATGCCACGTCGATGTTCGCGGCGCGAGCCAACGCCAAGCGTGCGTCTGCAAACGTGCCAGAGATAAACTTCGGATCGTCCAACAACGGCTGCAACTGCTGCGATGTTTGCAGCGTCTGCACCGCCGATTCAGCCTTGTCGCGGAACGCATCCAAACGTTTACCAGCCGTTTCGCCCAGCGTCTCACTGAACTTCTTGCCGGCAGGCGGCAAGTTAACCGTAGTGCGAGCAGCGCCAGCACCAGCGATGCGGGCTTTTTGTGCTTCAACTTCAGGCGACAAAGGAATAAACAGTTTAGCGCGCTCGGCCGGTGGAATCTGCGTCAAAAATTGCCCGCGCAATTTGGTTTGCAATTCGTTAGGGTCGTCCGGCAACTGTTCCGCAAACTGACGAAACTCAGGGCGAATGATCCCCGCTGCCACCATCTGATCAACCGAATCCAAAACGTCCATTTTAGTCGCTGGACGGTCACCGTACGCAAAGTCACCAATCGCTTTTTGAAACCGACCGTAGTTATCGTCAGCCAACTTCATTTGCGCGGCTTGCGTTTCTACGCGGGTCTTGCCCAAACTAGCCATTGAAGTAGCCAACTCTGCGCCAGGTTTGCCGAATTGCAGAAGTTGATTCTGCGCTTCGGGTGTCGTCAGATCGGGCGTGTTAGCTAAGAAATTGCGCATCTCGGTTTCCCGAGCCGCCGCCGCAAGTTCTTGCGCTTCTTTAGTGCGGGCTAGTTTGTTGGCGCGAGCGGCTTCCAAACCCTGCACGTACGCGCCCAAAATGTTGGGCGTTTCAAGTTGAGTAGCTCCGACAACGGCCATGATTACGGCCCTCCTACGCGGTCAAAGTAACCGCCTTGAGCCAGACCATAGCCCATCGCACCTTGACCAAGCGCCTGACTAAGCGCGTTAGCCTGACCAAGATAGCCCGATGCGCGAGCTTGGCCGCTTTGCATGAGCAGGTTACCGACGTTGCTGCCGTATTGGCCGGCTGCGCCGATGACCTGTTGCGTACCCGTTTGACCGGCGCCATAAAGACTACCAAGAGCGCCAAGGCGGTTGCCGAGCAGCGCCTGAGCGCGGTTGAACGCGTTCTGATACTCCTGCGACGCCATCTCTTGACCGTAGCGTTGGCCGGCCTTGATGGCCGATCCGCTTAACAGACCACCGCGAGCAGCCTGCATACGCTCTAGCGCCTTCTCCCCTTCCGCAAGACGGAATCCGTATCCCGGATCCATTTGCATCTGTTCGGCAGTAAACTGCTGGCCTAATGAGCCGTAGCCCGGTGTGCCAGGCTCGCCGCCGAGGCCCAGCATGCGCAGCAGTTCATTCTGTGAGGTAATCCCTGCTTGACGGAATGGTTCGGCCAGTTCCGTCTGCTTCTGGAAAATCTCGCGCTGGACTTGCGACGCCTGTTCGGCGGCCTGTTGCTGCGCTGACGCGGCTTTGCTCGCGCCTCGGGATGCGACAGCACCTCCGATAACGGCACTGCCTAAGATTGCTGCTGCGGTTCCAATGGCCATTACGCCACCTCTCTCATAAACGTGCGTTCCATAGGACGAAACCCTTTACGCGCATATAGACTTGCCATCTTGCCTGCGCGGTCATCTTCAAGGGCAATCATAAAAAGAGCTGTTGCATTTTTTGCGATTGCCCACGATTCAATCATGTCGTACATGGCTTGACCTGCCCCTTTGCCCCGCGCTTCCGGGGTCAGCCACCACCACAACTCCTGCACTACCATACTGGAGGGGCTGAAGTACATAGGGTAAAACAATGCGCCGGCAATGCCAACGATTTCGCCGTTATCTTCGGCTAACCACACGCCCATATTGGGGTTGTGTACGGCCTGTAAGAAAAAGTCGGCATACCCTTCATTGTCAAAAGGGATGACGCCATGCACGGGGGACGCCGCGTGAAACGCCTGCGCCAGCGGCAGGTATCGCGGAAAGTCCTCGGCAATGGCGTTGCGTACGATCACGACACTTCCCGACCGCTGGATCGGATGTTGATCGCCGATGCCGTGCCTGCAATAGTTGAGATGTACCCGCCCGGCGCCAGCACTTGGCCGACGATCTCAGGAAAGGTGTACGTTTCCGACGGCAGCAACGTTTTGGCTTTAATGATCAAGTTCTGGTTGCCGGCGTTGTCAAAGCCCGTCACCAAATTGATCGACAGCGTAGCGGCCGAACTGCTGTAGTTGGTGGCCGTGAACTTGTCGATGATGGCCGACACGTTGGTCGCCACGTACTGCGTCGTCTGACTGTTTTCGGCAATCTTGGCCGGAATCAGGACTTTGATGTTAACTGCCATGCGTCACCTTAGAATGTAAAGACCATGCGCACGCGACCAGCTTGGCCCGCATCGCCGTCAAAGAAGATCCCGCCGTCACCGCCAGCACCCGCCGTCAGCAAGCTATCGCCCGGCACGCCAGCCGCGCCTGACGGATTGTACGCCTCTCCACCGTTGCCGGTCGTGTTGGTCGTGTTGCCGCCGGTTGCCGTGCCGCCCGGCCCTTGGACGGGGTAGGAGCCATACGTACCGCCGCCGCCAGGATTGGCGGTCATTGTCGTGATCGTGTACGTACCGCTGAAGACGTTAGAGAACGTACCGTAGCTGCCATCCAGCGTGGAGCTTGTTGCGCCAGCGCCACCGGAACCGACCGTATAGTTAATCGTCTTATTGGCATCGCCACCAGACAATACGAGTACCGTCTTGCTGTAGCCGCCACCGCCACCACCGCCACCGGCAAAGACTTCAGGCTCGCCCGGCGCGATGAAGCCAACGTAACCGTAGCCACCGCCACCACCTGCACCCCAAACCTCAATCGTCACGCCCGTAGCACCTGACGGGATCGTTACGAAACCCGTACCTGGCGTCGAGTAGTCGTACACACCCGCACCAGCACCGCCGGTCGTGCCGTTGATGAAAGCTGCTAGGGTTGCGCCGCCCATTAGGACAAGCCCGCTCCGCTGATGAACCAAGAGGTCGCACCGACCTTGATTAACGTCGCCACGCCGTTCTGGGCAAGCGTCCGCGTGCCGGTCGTCGTGCTGTTGACGAGCGTCATCGTGTCGGAGGTGATCGCAATCGACAGCGCCGACGCGTTGAGGTTGATCACAATAATGACCGTACCGACAGCGTACGCCACGTCAGCGTTAGCCGGCACGGTCAGCGTCACGCTGGAGCCGTTCATGACAACGGACTTGCCCGCATCCGAAGCGATCAGCGTGTAGTTGGTCGTCTTGCTGTTCTGCGGCGCGTCACGATAGCCAACCGGATAGTTGGTGCTAGACGGCGCGTTGTCAGGGATTAGCGCCGTGCCGGTGAAGGTCGGGCTCGCAATCGGCGCGTACTTGGCGTCCGATGCGGTCTTGGTGTAGGCGTCCGTGATGCCGTAGCCCGAGAGCGTTGTCGGGGTGCCGGTCACGTCCGTCCACGCGATACCTTCAATGCTGAAGTCGTTGACGCCCGACACGTCGTCGTACGTGCCGATCACGACGTTGGTTGAGGTCATCAGAACAAACTTGTACGAGACGCCTTCAGTCAGCCAAATCGCCTGTGCTGTCCGCCCTGCGGCGTT